GTTCCTAGGCATGGTCCAGGCGCGGTGGCTACTGGTGAGCGTCTCGAGGAGAAGTGGGTTTTCTCACGACTCTACGACGACCTCCACCAGGTGTTCCCCTACTACGATTATTTCGTAGCAGGGGGTAGCCGCGAGCTCGCAGATCGTTTGGGCTGGTATAAATCTTTGACCCGTCTCCAGTCGGGGACGGCTAAGGTTGTCCTGGTCCCAAAAGATTCTCGTGGTCCGCGACTCATATCTTGTGAACCCCTTGAATTCCAATGGGTTCAGCAAGGAGTCGGGCGGAAATTGATGGGTCACTTAGAGAGTCATAGACTTACTAAGTCCTTCATTAATTTCCGCAGCCAATCCATAAATCAGGAGTTAGCTCTTTCTTCCTCTTTGTCGAGGTCGATGGCTACTCTCGATTTAAAGGATGCGTCGGATCGCGTCTCGCTTGCTCTCGTACGTGAGGCACTCTCTCGAGTGCCTAATGTACTAAGAGCTTTATTAGCGAGTCGTACACGAGAGACCGCCTTTCCAGACGGCTCTAAGGTAACTCTTAAGAAATTTGCTCCAATGGGTTCAGCTTTATGCTTTCCTGTTGAGGCATTAATCTTTTGGGCTATCTGTACGTGTGCGATAGCGAGGTACTCGCGTCGTACACCGCGTTCGGTCCGCTCTGTTTATGTTTACGGGGACGATATAATCGTTCCCCGTGAATATTTTCAGTGCGTCGTAGACGCTTTACAACATTTTCTTCTTGAAGTGAATGTTGGAAAGTCCTACGCAGATGGCTTTTTTCGCGAGTCATGTGGTGTTGACGCCTTTCGAGGCGTTAACGTCACACCTTTGCGTGTAAAAACCCTCTGGAGCGGGAAAAGAAGTGATGGGGCTGCATACGTTTCGTATATCTCATTGCTGAATGTCATAGGCAAGAGATATCCTAACGCTGCCATCTACCTTGAACATGAACTTGTTAAGGTTTACGGGGTTTTACCCCGTGGACTCTATAACAGTTCGTATCCATGCGTAGTGGTTGATAGCTACCTCGAGGCTACCCTCTTTAATAAGAGGATGTTTCGAAGTCGCTTCAATAGCCATCTCCAAAAGTTTGAGTTTCGCTTCAACGTCGTGATGACGTCGAAGATCGCATCGAAACTTGACTCTTGGCCTAGACTGTTGAGAGATTTTGTGTCTCCTCCAGTCAGTGATCCATCACGCATCGTTGTCCCGCGCTCGATGAAAATAAAGAGCGGGTGGGCGTCCGTGTTTTAACCG